AATAAGAATTAACGAAGGAACTGAAAGATTAAAGTCGTTTTTAAAGACCGACCCAGTATCTAAAACAGAACCTATGATAGTATTTAACCCAAAGTGTGAAGGAATATTGTCAGAATTCGGTGTTAAACCAAATCCCTTTGATGGACAAACTCGTTCCTATAGATGGAAGATGGATAGAGATGGTAATATTGTGGGACAAACACCTGAAGATAGATACAATCATGGTGTTAAAGCAGTAATTTACGGATTAATTAATCGTTATGGGTATGGCTATATTACCGATAATAAAATTATAAAGGTTAGGCAATGGTAAATGGCTAATTACAAAGCAGAAGAAATTATATCGCTAGTAGATAATCATTACGACTTAACAGAACCTATGCGTACCCGTATGGATGATGACTATAAACTATACCGATTAGAAGAATTTGACGCAGGAGAAGGATTCCAGTCTTACACTTCAAACGAACCTATGGTATATGCAGATAAACTTATTTCTTGGATGACTTCTGCTGAAATGGTTGTACGAATACCTTATAACAATTCAGAAAGAGAACAACGAGAAAATAATGACGCTAAAGAAAAGTTTTTAATTGGTGTCTTAAAAGCTGCTGATGAACGATTAACTAACAGATTACAACCAATAGTAAGACAACAACTAGCTTGGTACATAACTCTACGTGGTTGGTTCTCAGGCAGAGCTTTACTCGTTAAAAATAAAGATGGCGATACCTATGTTGATATTCAACCATGGGACCCACTTCATACTTATTGGGGAGAAGGTCCTGATGGGTTGTCATGGGCTTGTTATAAATCTAAGAAGTCACCGTCAGAAATTAATTTAACTTATGGCGTAACTGTAGGTTCAGATTCAGATACAGATGAACCTATTGATGTTTATGATTTTTATGACAAAGAAGATAATATTGTTGTTACAGATTCAACTGTATTAAAGAAAAGAACTAAGCATGGAGCTGATGAAGTCCCAGTATTTCTTGGACCAGTAGGCTCAACACCCATGATTCAAGCAATTACAGACACAAGAAACCAAGATACAATGGAAGATTTTGGTGAATCTTGTTATAAATCTACTCGTGACTTGTTTGATAAACAAAACTTTATGATGAGCGTAATGCTTGAACTTACAGCCCGTTCACGAAAACAAGGATTGAAAGTTAAATCTCGTGACGGAACTAAAACACTAGAAGAAGACCCGTATAAAGAAGGCTCAGAGATAGCTCTTGGGCAAGGCGAAGACGTTGAACCTCTAGGTTTGTTAGAAATGGCTAGAGAATCAGGCGTATTCATGGGACTTGTGTCTGGGGAAATGCAAAGAGGTGGGTTACCACACTCTATTTATGGGCAATTAGAATTTCAATTATCAGGATTTGCAATAAATACACTAAGACAAGGCGTTGAATCACAACTTGAACCAAGACTTCACTCTCTTGAACGTGCATATATGTGCATAGCAAAGATGATTTCAGACCAATATATTACTGGTGCCTACAAAGCAGTTGAAGTTAGTGGTAAAGATAGAAATAGAATGTATTTTTCTGAGGAAATAACAGTCGATACTATCAAAAATGCAGGTGACCCTGAAATAGAATTTATCGGTCAGTTGCCACAAGACGATATGACAAAGATGTCAATGGCACAAATGGCACGAGAAGGACAAACTCCACTCTTGTCAGATACGTTTATACGTGACCATGTACTTGGTTTGCAGTCTGCTGACCAAATGGATGACGCAATTAACGCACAGATAGCAGAAAGAACTCTACCTGAAGCTACATTGTGGACAATGTTACAAGCAGCTTTAAGACAAGGCAGAGAAGATTTAGCTAAGTTCTATCAAGGTGAACTTGAAAGATTATTCTTAGTTAAAGGAATGGAACAGGCACAAATGATGCAACAGGCTGGAGCAATGGCTCAAGGCGTAGCTCCACCACAACCACAGGGTGGTCCATTACCACCACAAGGTATGCAACCACCATTGCCAGGTATGGGTGGAGGTCCAACTGCTTCCCCTCAAGTAATGCCTGATGCTATGATGGGTGTACCACCTGTAGCTCCAACTGCTCCTCCTGGTCCGTCAGTTCCTCCTGGAACTCCTAGACCTGGAGCACAAGATGCATCTACAAGATTGGCACAACAAGGATTAATCCTACCTGACGAAGGAGTTTAATATGCCGCATATACCAGGTCATCAATCTAGTTATTCATATGGGTTTAATGACCCATTTGAAGAATTTGTTGATACAACAAAAAATAAAAACATTGATTCTATTCCAGATGCTTTTGCGTCAATAGGGGCTTTTGCTAATTTACCAGCAGAACAAGTAGCTAATGCTATGTCTGGAGTATTTAATACGTTTTCAGGTGGACAAAAAGGATTAATTGAAAAAACTAACCAAGAATCTTTTCTTCAAAATATAATGGCTAATGTAGCTCAAAAAGAATATGACGATAATTTAAAAGAATTGGCAGATGTAGGTATATACCCAGAAGGTAGCACTGATTTTACATCTGGTTTAGCTAAACTTAAACCAGGTGATTTGTTTCCTGGAATAATACCTACTGAATTTATTAATGATGACATTATGCGTACTCGTTTTATTCAAAATAGAAAAGATGAACAACAAGCATATGAAATGTTTGGGGATATTTCAAAACCAAGAAGATTTGACGTTTCACTAACAGGAGATTCTTTTTATGGACAAAAAGAATTTGGTGGACTTCCTTTAGATACACAAAGAAAATATAGAGGTGCTATTACTCAAGGTACAGCTCCGTTTACTACATTTCAACCTGAACCAGTATTTGATTTACAAGCATTTAATGAAGCTCAAGCTATAAAAAATGATATAGCTGCTGCTCCAGGATATACAGGATTTATACCACCAGCACTTACTGCTGCTATACAACAACAAGAATCTTTTATAGAACCTACACCTACTTATGGACAATTAGCACGAACATATGAAGATTTTATTGACCCATCACGAGGGGCATTTGGAACTAATTTAGGAATAAGTTCGCCTTCTGATATGGGATATTTTGACCCTTCTACAAGACGTATACCTGAATCTGGAAATGTTTATAAGGATAGTGAAGGTAATATTGTATTTGACCAAGGTGGACTTGTTCCTACAACAAGTATATTAAAAGAACAAGAGTTAATAGACTTGTTTCAACAACGTGACAGATTTGGAGACTTAATACCTATTGGTGAACCTGGAAGTCGGATGAGTTTATCGGAGTTACAAAAAATAGCTAGAGCTAAACCTGGTACATTAGGTACAGTACAACCAGGATTAGAAACTGCATTTATAGACCCAGAAACTATAGGTACTTATGGAGAATCTGCAGGCGTACCAAGTGGTATTCAAGAAACAACTAAAGCAGAAAAAACAACAGCAGAAAAAATTGCAGACGCAATAGCAACAGGTGATGCAGATACAACAGGTGATGCTGGTACAACAGAAGGTCCGATACCTGGCGTATCTAGTGCATTTGGAACAGAAGAATATCCTTTGACATACATAGCTCCAGACGGAACTGTTTATAATTGGAAAAGTGATGGAAAAGGTGGAGCTATATTTGAATTTAAAGAAGGAGAATTAGCTTTTAAAGCATCTCAAGTTTCAAGTGAATTACGTGATTCAACAAGTACAGGAAAAGAAGTAACGGGAACTATTACATCAGTAAAACCAGGTGGACCACCTGTAACTTCTGCTGCTGCAACTGCTACACCTGGTGTAACTTCTACAGCTGGTGTACCAACAATTCCAGCAGGAAATATAACTCCTTCTGCAACTAATTTATTTGCAAATCAATATGAAGAAGGATTAGAACCATTTGAACAATATCTAAGATATCGACAATCTGCATTTCCTGATTCTACTCTTGGGCAAAGAATAGCTGCTCAATCTAGTTTGGGTGCTGGATATCAACCAACAATGGGTAGATTTTTACTTGGTACTGCAGCAGAAAGATTTCTTCCCCAAGAAGGTCTTACTCCAGGTGCAGAATTTGCTTCATATTTAAGAGGACAGCCAAGAGCAGACTTGTCACAAATTAGACAAGAATATGCAAACTTAGCACAAGCGTTAGGTTCATATGGAGCAGCTCAAGATGTTTCTCAATTAAACCAACCAATAGCTAAATATACAGGTATATTTGGAACTCCAGGAAGTGATTTTCTTAAAAGTAATATATTAAGTGCAACACAGGCTGCACTTGGTGGTAGTGCATTTTTAGACGATAGGTCTTTAGGTAGAGTATATGATGCTATGGAACAACAGTATGGTGCAGATGTAGGTGCTAGATTTGCAGACTTTGTTGGCAGAGGTTTTGGTGTACAAGGTAATTTACCTACATTTATGAATACACCAGTATCTAATCCTATTTCTAGTCCAGAAAATACATTTGGTCAATTGCCATATTCACCAAACCCAGCGATAGCATTTTAGTTAAGGAGTTAATATGGCTAATACAAACACATTTGCTGATTTTTATGACACAATGCTTGAGGCAGAACCTCAAACAGCTTTTATGGGGGCTGTAGGTAGAGAGACATTTGGTCGTTCATTACCTGACCCCACGTTAGATAGAGCACGAGCAGGATTTAGAAATCAGTTTAGTGATGTATACAATCAGTATCTTGGTCAACGAGCTAATCAAATGAAAAGTAGAGCTGACCCTTCGCAATTAAGTACGTTTTCTAATTTCTTAGAAAAGTATCCTTTTACACAAAGATATTCGGCTATGACTCCTTATCAAAAGGGAACATCTATGAGTAGGTTTTCTCCTAGTACAAGGTTTATATATTACTAATGCCACACATACCAGGACATCAATACACTCCCCCTAACAGGTTGTCTTTTGGTCCTACTCAACAAATAACAGGACAACCAGTACCTATGCCTGTTGAAGAAGATGGGGGATTTTTGTCTGATATTTGGAGTAATTTTTTACAACCTGGATTAGAAACTGCTGTAGGGTTACCTGGTATTAAACAAGTATTTCAAGGATTAGGAGAAATACAAAACAGAGCTGTTATTCCTATTGTTAGTAGAGCGATAGAACCATTACCAATTAGATTTGAAGAAACTCCTGGTGCCCCTGAAGTACCATGGTATGACATACCTGGTCAATTTAGTAGAGGAGATATAAGTCTTAACTTTGACCAATATGTTACTCCTGAAGGTAGATTTTCTCCAGCAGCGTTAACTGACCAATTACAGAATTTTAATCCTTTAAATGTTGGATTAGAAGTAATAGGAGAAAATTTAAATAAAGACTTTGATTTATTTGAACCAGAAACAAAAAGAAGTCAGAATGTTCAAAAAGAAATAGAACGATTTGAACAAGCTAATCAAAGACCTGTTACTCAAGTAGAACAAAGACAACTAGAAGAAGATTTATATAAGTTACCACCATACACAAGAGGTTTAGCTGAAGAAGCTCCTTGGATTGCTTTGCCACCTGCAAGAGTAGCTAGAGCTTCTGCACAAGCAGTACGTACTGGGCAATCACTTAGTACAGCTGGTAGATTAGGACCAGCTGCTCCTGTAGCAAGAGGAGCATTACGTGGAGCTGAAATAGCTTTAAAACCTGTAGAAATTATTGAAACAGCTATGGCTAGAGTTATTGAAGCCCCATTTAAATTAATAGGGCGAGGTGCTGACTTAACAGGGCGTGGAGTTAATAGAGTTATTAATAGAGCTCAAATACTTAACTTAAGTGAACGAGGATTGATGGAAGGCGACAATATAATGAAAACAAATATTGTTGATGCAGCAGGTAATTCATTAACTCCTGAACAAAAATTATTTGATATCAATGATATATTTGAAAGAAAAACAGGAATTGTTAATAGATATCGTATTGAACAAACTTATAGTAAAAAAGTTGGTGAAGAATCAATACCTAATTATGTTATAAGAATTAATGATGATGCTGTTATTCCAGATAGAATACGTATAAGAACTGACGAAGAAGTTATTAACATACCTAAATCACCTCAAGTAGAAGCTGCTAGAGCAGGTGAACAATTAGGATTTGATGAAGTTCTTGAATCCCAAAGAAGACAAGAGTTTTTAAATAGACTAGGTAGAGAACCAACTGACGTAGAAGAATTTGCATTTAATAGACGTATGTCTGTTGAAGACGCTAAAAAAGAAATAACAGATAAAGGTGGAATACAAAGAGAATTTGACTTTGATGTTGAAACACCTATTGAAGAAATGTCTGTTAATTCTTATCAAGCATTTAAAAGATTAAATGAATCTCCTTTTGGTCAAACTGTAGAAGGTGTTCTTAAAGGTTTAAAAAGTTCTAAGGTAGTAAAAGAATTACACAGCAAAGGTAAAAATGCAGATAAATATTTAACAGATAAACTTAATAACAGATTTCCTAATTTACCTACATGGTTTGTAGAATTTAACAATAAAAATAATGATGCTTTTTATGGATTAAAAAAGAATATTGATGATTTCCTTGACGCAAGAGGAGCTAATCCAGGTCCATATTTAAAATTATCTAGGGAAGCATTAATAAACTTTCCTACTAAATTAGGAATTAGTAGTTCTCATGCAGTTAATAGAGCTAGTAATAGAATTGAAAATGTTTACAGAAAAAAAATAATTCCTGCAATAAACAAAGGAGTTAAAGAAAACGATATTAGTAATTTACTATTAGCACGATTTCATCTTGAAATTCTTAATGTAAAAAACGTAGATGGTACTTTAAAGTTTCCTGACAGAGCAGCACCTCAAAAATTTGAAACTGCACCTGGAGAAAACATTAATAAAGAAGTTTTAGAAGATATGGTTAATCTTAAAAGTAATCGGTATGCTGATTATGATGCTGACCAAATAAAAGCTCTTGAAGAGGCTGTAGATGGTGTTACTAATTTTTATACAGAAGCAAGAACTAAGTTATATAACAACGGCATTATAGATAAAGAAACTTATGATTATCTTCGTACTACTTATAAACATTACAATCCAATTACTTATGTAGAATATATGGATGACTTTGCAATTGATGTTGTTCCAGGCAAAGGTAGAAATGTTGTAGACAATACTGTTAGAACATTAGATGAAAAGTATGATGGTAAATATACAACACGAAATGCTGTTGGAGAAACTTTATGGGAAAACATTATTAGGCAAGAAGTAAGAATTATTAATAATGAAAACACACGTACCTTTGGAAGATTGTATCAAGAAAGATTAAACTTTAAAGAGGTAACTGACAACTTTATTAATAAGTCAGGGAAAAAGAAAGGACAATATAAAACAGGCAAAAGCTCTAAAAGTTTATATGATGATAAAAAGAAAACAGGATACTTTTCTTTTTATGAAGATGGTAAGCGAGTAATTATTGGTGGTGTAGATGGAGCAGAAGTTCCACGAGATGTATGGGAAACATTAAATGGTAGAGCAGGTTTAAACTTACAGTCTCCAAGTGAAATAGCACAAAAGATAGCTATGTCTAATGGTTGGTTTAGGTCTATGTATACTACATACAATCCATTGTTTTGGACTAGAAACATGGTTATAGATGGTTTAACTGTATGGCTTAAAACAGGAACTATGCCTCACAAAGTTGGTATGGAATTAATGAAAGATTTATATTCTATAGCTACTAATAGTGAACAAAGGTTTGTACGTTTTATTGGAGACTTAGGTGGTTGGCAAGGTGATGGTTATGTTGGAAGACAACGAACGGCTGCCTCTATTAATGCAACTATTAAAAATGCTGACCAATCACTTGGTGCCATTGTTGTAGATTCTGATAAAGCATTACGTAAAGTTTTAAAAGAAACTACTACAAGCACAATGAAAGATACTATTAAGAAAGTTGGTGGTGCAGTAGAAGCTGCTCCACGACACGCTGTTGGCAGAAGGGCTGCAGCTAAAGGAATAAAAGATACTTATGGAATAGATGGTAATAAAGAAATAGACAGAATAATGAAATTGTCTGAAACAGATTATGTTGACGAAATGTTTAATAATTATAAACCTGGAGGAGAAGGTGATGGTATAGGTAGAGGATTTGCTGATACAGATATTGCTGCACGTACCGCAACCAATACTTTAGAAGCTACATTAAACTTTAGTCGTGGTGGAGAAAGAATAAGAAGATGGAATGATTATGTTTTATTTTTAAATGCTGCTATGGAAGGTTCTAAACTTCCATTTAGAGCATTAGGTATAGATGTTAATCCTGTTATAAGACCAGTAAAAAATCCAAAACCTGGTGAAGCCTTATATGAATTTGGAAGTATATCTGAACAATTAAAAAAAGCATTAGGTAATGTTACCGCAGGAACATTAGGTAGAGGACCAGGAGCTACAGGGAGAGTTTTAGATAATGTTGCAGGGGGACCATTTCGTGTAGCTATGAGATTAGGTGGAATTGTTGGTGCATACTGGGCAATTATGGAAGGGTGGAATAAATTAGAAACATTTAATGGAACACCTTTGTACTATGATATTCCTGATTATGTACGTTACAACAGTATGATATTTATGTTGCCAGCAGACAGAGATGAAGCTGGTGATTATATTATTGACCCAATTACAGGAAGACCTAAACCTAACTATATTGTAATACCACATAGATTAAGGGAGTGGAACTCTATATTCCAAGGAATAACTTGGTTGTCAGAAACTAGTGACGAAATGGATTCATACCAAGATAAGAAAAAATGGATGTATGAAATAGCTACATCTGCTTTTCCTATTTCTGATGTACCTTTACCTGAAATTATGACTGTAGGAGTAGAACAATTAACAGGTTATGACACTTGGAGGAAAACTCCAATAGTTTCAGAGGACTTTCAAGAAGGACCATTAAAAGACCAATACAGTAAACATACAACAAAGACTATGAGAGAAGCAGCTGGTATATTTGATGATGTTCCTGTGCCTGAACCATTGTCTGAAATAATTGGTAGTCCTGACAGGTTAGAACATTTATATGAAAGTATATTTGGTGGAGTAGGTACAACTGCTACATCTATAACCGACTATGGAATAGATTTATTTAATGATTTACGAAACGAAGAACCTCGACCTATGGAAGAACAAGTTGCTAAGTTTCGTGAAATGGATAAAACACAACGTCAAGAATATATGATGACGTTAGATGATAAAGAGCTAGAAGAATTTGAAAAAGAACTTAGAGAACCTGAAACAGCTCTACCTTTCTTTAACAAATTAAAAGATTCTTTTTTTCCAGGAAGAGGTGGTGGATTAGAACGAACTCAAGAAGCAAGATTAAAAGAAAAGTTTCCTAGTATATCAATTAAAGAAAGTCGAGCAGCTAGTAAAGTATTAGCTAAGACAAATCAAAAGTTAGACCTTGAACAAAAAGAAAATGATACAAAGTTAAAAGAATGGCGAGATGGCAAAAAAGGAGTAGACGTATTTTCACCTTCTGAATGGCGTGAAGCTAGGTCTGCAAAATATGATAAGTATCAAGGTGCGTTAGTAGCTGTTGGAGAAAAATATAAATATGCTATACAAGCACAAGATGAAGAAACAAAAACAAACTATTATGATTTTATGCACTCATCTGCAGGTTTAGATACTCGTACAGGAGTAGAAATATTAATATCTGGTTACAGAGCAATAAAACTTAACGAAACTCCAGATAGTGCTGACTGGGATATATATAATCAAGCTAGAGATGAATACCTTGCAAATATTAAATTAAGGTCTGACGCTGCTAATGATGGTCTTTATGGTGATTTAATTAGAAGGCTTGAAGCTGGGCAAACTCCAATTGAAAAATTATATAAAGGAGTAAGTGATTTGTTATCTGAGTATTGGAGTATAGGAAACTCTTTAGATGATTTATATCGTCAAGGATATAGTACTGATAATCCAGAGTTAGCTAAAAAATGGCAAGAATATCTTAATGCTGATACAGGAACAAAAACTCAACTAAGACGAAATGACCAACAAATAAATACGTTAGTTAAAAGACGTAGCGAATTAAGAAAATTGTATGTTACTAATAGTAATCCAGATATAGACGGCACATTAGCTTTTTGGTATGGTGATTTTTATACACCAGTAACAGAAGTTGGACAACAAATCTTTACTAAATACTATGGTGGTCCACAAAGATTTACTAACGTACAAGGTATTGGAACTCAATTCATACCACGTTGACAATACATGTATACTATAAATTAAATTATATGAGGTATTAATAATGGTTAATCAGGCAGAACAAGACAATACAAGTACACCTGAAGTTACTCAGGACAATAATAATGGAGATACATTAGTTGATGTAACTTCAGAATTTGAAGGAGCTGATACTTTTACAGATACTTCTGCTCCTACAGAAGAAGTAACTGACACTCCCCCACCACCTGAAAATACAGAAACTCCAACAGAAACACCTGTTGAACCTGTAGCCGAACAAGCAAATACTAGTACAGAAACTCCTCCAGTAACCCCAGTACCTCAAGAAGACACTCAAACTACAGAAACTAGATTACGAGAACTTGAAACTAAAAATGCTGCATATGAACAACAGCAACAACAGTCTCAACTTCAATCACAAGCTGGGCAATATGCACAGCAATTAGAAAAACAAGGTTATTTGCCAGACCAAGCAAATCAAATTGCTACTCAATGGATGGCACAACAAAGTCGTGAAACACAGTTAGCACAGCAACAGCAAGAACAAATTAGATATGTTCAAGGTCAAGCTGCAGCAGCAGAACATTTTGCTACTAAGTATGACTTAAAGTTAAGCGACCTTGCAGAATTAAAAAGATATGATTCTCCTCAATCTATGGAAGAAGCAGCTAAAAGTCTTAAAGCTAATAGAGCTAAAGATGCTAGAATAGCAGAACTAGAAGCAAAGTTAGTTCCACCACAGAGTTTTGACAGTAGTCAAAGCACACCTGGTGCTTCTAATAGTAACGAGAGTTGGTTAGACAAATACAATTCAGGTGATAGGTCACCTGACGCACTTGCCGCAGCACGAAGGGCTGCAGGTTTATAGGGTAGTAGTTGTTTAACAAAAAACAGCAGCACGAAGGGCTACTGAGTTAATTAAAATTTAAGAATTAAATCAGGAGGGCTATCATGGCTCAGACATCAACAACTGGAAATTTAGAAAATGCCCAGAGAATAATACTTAGTTCAGCTAGGTATACAGAAGAACATAATGCACCTGCATTAGCACTTATAGAACAATTTAGTTTACCTAAAGGTGCTAAGACAGTTACTGTTCCTAAAGTTGGCTCAATGACAATGAGTGATTTACAAGACGGAATAGACATTATTGACGAAGAAGATATCGGAATGACAACAGTTGACCTTACAGCTAGTGAGGTTGGAGCTAAAGTTATTCTTACAGATAAACTTGTAAGACAAGCAGCTGACAATGTTTTCTCAATCATTGGAAGACAGCTTGGTGATGGCATGGCTCGAAAGAAAGATAATGATGTCATTGCTCTTTATACAGGATTAAATGGTGGAACTACACTTGGAGCTGACGGTAGAAGCATGACTGCTGCTAACGTACATGCAATTATTTCTAACGCTAAAGCAAACAAGTTTGGTTCTCAGTTATATATAATTCACCACCCAAATGCTGTTGCAGCTCTATCTAAAGAAGCAGCAACAACTGCAGGCAACAACGCTGAGATTACATCAGGTTGGTCAGCAGATTTGCTATCTAACTTCTATAGTGGTTTACGACCAATTAATGGTGTACCAATCTTTGAAGATGGAAACATTCAAAAGGATGGAAGTAATGACTCAGGGTATGGTGTTATTGCTGACAAGACTGCATTAGCAGCTCTTACTAGCGTAGAAACCAGAACTGAAAGACAAAGAGATGCTTCTCTTAGAGCTACAGAAATTGTAATGACAGCAGACTATGGTGTCTTTGAACTAGATGACACTAAAGGAGCTCCAGTATTGTTTGAAATTGGTGACTTAGCAACTGCATAAAGTAGAGGTATAAATGGCAAATATAACTGAACGAAACAAACAAAAAGTAGACTTGGCTAATGCTGGGTTTGCTATGAAATATATAGATGCCTGGCAAGCTAAAACTGTTTTATTTAGACATAAAGCTAGTGTAAATAGCGAAGGTAAAATTAGTGGAGCAGTTGGTACTACCGTAACTGGAGTGCCTGGCAACCCTGATTATGTACTTAGAAAAGCTAAAATTGGTTTGTTTCCTTGGAAACCAGAAGAAAGTTGTACGTGCCAATGGTGCAGAGAAACTAATTGGAAAGCTCAAGAACCTACGACTGTTAAAGGATTCTGTGATGCCTGTGGGTTTGAAGCAGAAGCTAAAAATAGTTCTGGTATAGGTGCTAAGTTAGCGTTCCATAAAAAATCAGCACACCCTGATGTATAATAGAATCCTGAAAGTTGTAAAGATTGACCGAGGCTTTCAGGGTTCTTAAAATAAAATCGGTTGGTCGCAGGGGTAAACCCTGTAAATAAATAAACCTTTAGGAGGTTTGATATGTCTTTTAATCCAGTTCAAGGTGGTCGATATGGTTTTGAAAAAATAACCACGTCT